TAGGAGATATTAATGGCAGTACAAATTCCAATATGGCCAGGTTCATCATCATTCTTTCCAGATATGACACCGTTTGGTTATTATGATAATGATTATGAGTTTCAACAAGATGTTGATAAGGTGTCATCTTGGTGCGCCAAACGATTGGGTTATCCAATTGTTGATATTGAATTACAAGATATAAACTTTTATGCGTGTATTGAGGAAGCGGTTACCGAATATTCAACTCAAGTAAACCAATTTAATATTAGAGAAAACCTTTTAAATATAAAGGGTAGTTCAACCTCTTCAAATTTATCACAAACAGAATTAAATGCAAACTTAGGTGGATTGATATCTTTAGCAAAAGATTATGGTACAGAAGCAGGTAGTGGTGGTAGAGTAACGTACTATACAGGCTCATTTATTGCAAATGCAGACCAACAGGTGTATGATTTAACCGACCCCACGTTAGTTTCATTGGAAAGTGGAACTGCAGGCGCGGATACAATTGAAATTAAGAAGATGTTACATAACGCACCACCAGCAATGGTAAGGTACTTTGACCCATTTGTAGGAACTGGATTAGGTTCACAGAACATGATGGACTCATTTGGTTGGGGTAATTACTCACCAGGTGTTTCATTTATGATGTCACCTCTTTATGATGATTTACTTAGAGTTCAAGCAATTGAATTTAACGATATGGTTCGTAAATCTCAATATGGATTTGATATTCAAAATAATAGAGTAAGATTATTCCCAATACCTGAGAGTAGTTATAGAGTACACTTCCATTATATATTAGATTTGGAAAGAAGAAACCCAATCATAGACAATTCAGTAGTATCTGATTATTCAAACGCACCATTTGATAGAATTAAATACACCAGAATCAATCATGTAGGAAAACGTTGGATTCACAAATATGCATTAGCGTTAACAAAAGAAATGTTAGGTGCAGTAAGAGCTAAATTTAGTTCAGTACCAATCCCTAACTCAGAAATTACATTAGATGGTGCAGATTTAAGAAGTGAGGCATCTTCTGAAAAAGAAATCTTAATTTCAGAATTAAGAGAAAACTTAGAAGCAACTTCTAGAAAAGCATTGTTACAAGCACAACAAGAAGAATCAGAAGCTATGGAATTAACTCTTAATAGAGTTCCAAAAGCAATTTATATTGGCTAATATTATGAATAAAGGATTGATATAATGGCGTTATTTGGTGGAGAAAGAGATGCATCTTTGTTTAGAAAAATAAACAAAGAATTAATAACGGATATCATAGATACTGAAGTGTATTACTATAAATTAATTATAGAAGATACCAAATCTAACTTATATGGTGAGGGTAAAAGTAAAATATACCACAATCCTATAAAAATACCCACATTGGTTGATAGAACAAACGCTGAGCAGGTATTTGATGATTTTGGTTCATCTTACACTAGAAATGTAAACTTTTATTTTTTAAGAGACATATTAAAAGATAAAAATGTGTTTCCTGAGATTGGTGATGTAATTGAGTGGAATGATGAGCAGCATATTGTAGATGTAACATTTCAAAATCAATTCTTTGCAGGTAAGAATCCAGAAACTTGGGATGGTGGTGATTCACAAGGATATAATCTATCTATTCTATGTGAAACTCATGTAGCAAGAAAAACACAACTTAATTTAAAAGATGATGTTAGAGTGGGTGTTAATAATAATAACAATGACTTACCAATAGGTATATAATGGCAATAAAGTATAGACAAAATAGAGATGAGAAGGTAGATTTGAAAAGAACACAAAGTTCTACGTCAGACGACCCTATATTGAATAAAGCTAAACAAATATCTCGTAAAAACGATGATGTAAAAAATATATCAGTTGGTATATATGATATTGACTTAGCATTTAAAGATTTTTTAGAGAAAGATGTCAGACCCACCATCGAAGAGAACGGAAAGTTTATTCCAGTACCTGTATTATATGCATCACCTGAAAATTGGGTATCCGCACAACGTGATGGGTTTATAAGAGATGCTAATGGTAAGGCTCAGACTCCATTAATCTCATTCAAACGAAACTCATTGGATGTAAACACCGAATATTCAAAATTAAAGGTAATGACTGATGATGATACATCACGAACCTTTGTAAAAAAATATACACCTAAGAATAGATACGATGCGTTCTCGCAACTAATAGATTCAAAACCTATTGATGAGTATCATATTGTAGACAACCCAGATTATGTTAACATTAGTTATGATGTTATAGTGTGGTGTGATTATATGGAAGATTTAAACAAAGTGGTTGAACAAATCATTTACTTTCAAGGTGGGGTCTTTGGTGAAAGATATAAATTCCAAATCAAAGGTGAATCTTACTCGTTCGAAACAACAAATGGAGTAGGTGAGGAGCGTATTGTTAAAAGTAACGTAACTCTTACATCAAAAGCATATATTATACCTGAAGATAGGGGTAAACGAGTAATGAACTCTCAAAAAACATTTGGCACATCTAAGATTGTGTGGAATACTAGACTAGACACTTAGTGTTTAGATTATAATTTTAATATTTATACTTATAAGTTAGTATAATAAAAATAAATGTTATGGCAGAAGTAAAAAACGTTACCGAAAAACAAAATATTAAGTTTGAAGAAGACGAAATTAAAAAAATAGAAAAGTTTAGAAACGATTTTTCAGAAGTTACCGCAAAGTTAGGAGAAGTTGAGATTGAATTAACTTTAATCGAAGCTCAGAAAGATAATGTCGTAAAATTCAAAAATCAATTAAAAGACCAATACTTAAAACTAAGAGAATCTGAAATTAAATTAGCAGGGGAGCTTAAAGAGAAGTATGGTGATGGTGAATTTGATATAAACACAGGTATGTTTACACCATCGACATAAATATACATCGTTTTGAATTTTTAGAAGTATTTATTAGTATATAAACCAAAAAATTATAATAGGAGAATAAAATGGCAGAAAGAATAGTAAGTCCTGGTGTATTTACCAGAGAAAAGGACTTGTCGTTTCTACCCCAAGGAATTGGTGAAATCGGAGCAGCATTAATAGGGTCTACAGTTAAAGGCCCTGCATTCGTTCCGTACCCAGTAGACTCATTTCAAAAGTTTCAACAAGTATTCGGTGGATTGACAGAAGATTCATATCTACCATATACTGCTCAAGCTTATTTAGAGGATGCGGGAACAGCAACAATCGTTAGGGTATTAGGACAAGATGGGTATACCTTACAAAACCCCGTAGCATTAACAATATCATCATCGGCAGGTACTAAGGTAGTTGCAGTATTACACCCAACGACTGGTGTAACATCTGATGAGGATGTATTTAAAAGTAGTTCGGTATCAGACCAGTTTTCAGCAACAAATGTATCAGCATCATTGTTTACATTGGGATTGTCTGGTTCATCATTCACAAACGCTACTTATAGTGCATCATTAAATCCAACAAGTGATAGCTACTTTACAAAATCATTTGGATTTTCAGCAAGAGGTTCACAAAAGGGATATGTTTTAGCAAACTTTAAAACATTCCAATCGGAATCATTTGCAACTGGTGAAATACCCGTTGTAACAATGGATATGGCTAAAGATATTGATTACACTAAAGCATATACTGAGGCATCTACACCTTGGATTACATCACAAAAGGTTGGTGGTAATACTACTAACTTAATTAAGTTCCATACATTATCACATGGTAATAACACTAACTACGAATTTAAAATTGGTATTCAAGATGTTAAACCAGCAGGTTCAGTACCTGGTTCTGAATATGGTTCATTTACTGTAGTTGTACGAAGAGTAGACCAAGACAAAGTTATTGGTTCACCATTTGTAGGTATAGTTGATAGCGATATCAGACCTAACTTAGTAGAATCGTTTCAAGGTGTTAACTTAGACCCCAATTCTCCAAACTTTATCGTTAGAGTGATTGGTGATAAGTATATTACAGTTGATGCTAATGGAAAATTATCAACAAATGGTGATTATCCTAATAACTCAGAAAATATTAGAGTAGAAGTAACTAATGCAGTTAAAGACGAAGCAATTGATGTATCTTTAGTACCATTTGGTTTTGCTGCATTGCAAAATCCATTCGGAACTGCATTTACTGTACCAAATCCTGCATATGTATCAGCACAGACAATTAATAGTTCATACAATCCTAAGAAATTTTACGGATTTAATTTTGATTTAACTACAACTGATAACTTAGCGTTTTTAGCACCAACACCCAAAACGGGAACTGCAACTGCAGGGACTGCATTTTATCTAGGAGATAACAACCAAGATACTGGAGCTAATTTCCCATCGTCTGCAGCACCAAACACAGATGCAATTTCATTGAATGACCAAATAACGTCAATTAACTCTCGTAAGTTCTTAGTACCATTTCAAGGTGGTTTTGATGGATTCAAACCAAATAGAATTGTAAGTACTACTGGTGATATTACTGCTGGAAATACACAAGGGTATGATTGTTCATCTAATACAGCTACTGGAACAATTGCATTTAGAAAAGCAATTAACTCAGTATCTAATCCTGATGAATTTGATATTAATATGTTAGTA